GTCCATGGTCATCCCCGGTCGCCACTGGTCCTGCGGTTTTAACTGGATGGTGGTCTCTACCATCTCCAGCGGGGCGGCATCCGTTGCGGTTTCGGCCTTACCGGTTTTGCCAAAAACACGCGCCACTTCCGGTACCGTCATGATCAGCTTGTCGGTGATTTGCAGCATTTCGGCCGCCTGCGCCGCCGAAATACCGGGCAGGGTAGAGGGCATATACAGCAGGTCGCCTTCGTTAATCTGCGGCAGAAACTCCCCTCCAACCTTATTCAGCGGCCAGAGCACCGTCAGGACCGAAAGCAGAGCGACTAACAGGGTTGTTTTGGGCCATTTCAGCACCTTCAACAGCAGCGGGTGATAAAGCTGGATCAGCACGCGGTTCAGCGGGTTACTGCTTTCAGCCGGGATTTTTCCGCGGATCCACAGCCCCATCAGGATAGGGATCACCATGATGGCCAGCAGCGCGGCGCCCGCCATCGACCAGGTTTTGGTAAAGGCCAGCGGCCCAAAAAGGCGCCCTTCCTGTCCTTCGAGGGTAAAGATGGGGATAAACGACAGGGTGATAATCAGCAGGCTGATAAACAGCGCTGGCCCCACCTCCACCGAGGCGTTGGTAATCACCTGCCAGCGGATGTCGTTAGCCATTTTTTGCCCGGGATGCTGCTGCTGCCACTCCTCCAGCCGCTTATGAGCGTTTTCGATCATCACGATGGCGGCGTCCACCTCAATTCTGGATATTAACTAAGATGAAAAAAAGTCAAAAAAATCAGCCTAAACAGACAGCCAGCATGACCGCCCGCGCGCCACAGAAAATGGAGGCGTTTACTTTCGGTGAGCCGTCGCCGGTACTCGATCGCCGGGATATCCTCGATTACGTCGAGTGCATCAATAACGGCAAATGGTACGAGCCGCCGGTCAATTTCTCCGGGCTGGCAAAAAGCCTGCGCGCCGCCGTGCATCACAGCTCTCCGATTTACGTGAAGCGTAACATTCTGGCGAGTACCTATATTCCGCACCCGCTGTTGACCCGTCAGGACTTCAGCCGTCTTGTGCTCGACTATCTGGTCTTTGCCAATGGCTATCTGGAAAAGCGCATGAGCGTTACCGGCCAGTTGCTCAAACTGGAAACCAGCCCGGCGAAATACACCCGCCGAGGCGTAGAAGATGATGTCTACTGGTACGTGTCGAGCTTTACCAATCCGCACCAGTTTGCGCCCGGTTCGGTGTTTCACATGCTTGAACCGGACATCAATCAGGAGCTTTACGGGATGCCGGAATACCTGAGCGCGCTTAATTCCGCCTGGCTGAATGAGTCCGCGACGCTGTTTCGCCGCAAGTATTACCAGAACGGGGCGCACGCGGGTTACATCATGTACGTCACCGACGCGGCGCAAAGCAGCACCGACGTTGAGTCGCTCCGTTCCGCGATGCGAGATTCGAAAGGGCTCGGCAATTTTAAAAATCTGTTTTTCTACGCGCCCAACGGCAAACCGGACGGCATCAAGATTGTGCCGCTAAGTGAGGTCGCCACGAAAGATGATTTCTTTAACATCAAGAAGGTCAGCGCCACCGACCTGCTCGACGCACACCGCGTGCCGTTCCAGCTGATGGGCGGTAAGCCCGAAAATATCGGTTCGCTGGGTGACGTTGAAAAGGTCGCGCGGGTGTTCGTCCGTAATGAGCTGACGCCACTGCAGGAGCGCTTCAGAGAGATAAACGACTGGCTCGGAATGGAGGTGATCCGCTTTAAAGATTACAGCCTCGAATCTGAATAACCCCGCCAAAAATGCCGCCTCCGGGCGGCATCCTGTCAAAACCCCTCAGACGCTCCACACGCAACGCAATCACCATCCAACAAAAGTGCCAGCCATCGAAACGACATCACCATCACGACGCGCACAGGCGCATTAAATTAAATGCTGTCACCGCCTCTGGCGCGCAGTGCTATCCCCGCCTCGCCTGCGCGCTTAACGGGTCGAATTTAATGCAGGTGCATTACTATGCCAGATCGGCGCCGGCACTGGGCTTACACCCAAAGATTAACTTTCTTTTTTGCATGCAAAATCATGCGTCCTTGGATGCAAGCGCATACATCTAT